CTATTAAAGAAGCTGTAGAATTAGATAAATTAGTTATAAGTACTGATAAGTTAACAGAAACTTATGAGAATGCAATAAGAAGATTATCTAAAGAAAACAATTCTAAAACAAAAGGCGATGTTAAAAAGTCTGCAGGAGACAAAGAACAAATTTAATTATGAAATTAGATTCGGACAAGTTAAGAGAAATTGCAAAACAGTATGATCTTACACCTCAACAAGTGTACGATGTGATTAATTCTCAATTCGAATTTGTTGCTGAAGAAATAAAGAAGCCTAATGCTAATTCTATTAGAATAAAGTATTTAGGCATTTTTTATGTTGAAAAGAAAAGAAAAAAGTATCTTAAAGAAAAAATGTTAAGAGCTGGACAATTAAAAGAATAAGTTATGAGTATTTCTCCATGGATGAATCGTAATGATTTAATAAATTACAAAGATGAGGGAAAGCAATCTAAGATAGTAGGTAGAGAAAACTTTATACATAATTTTGAAAAGATAAATCCTTTATCCGTAAAATACTTACCTTATTGGAGGGAGATAAAAAGAAGATGTATAGAGGGTTATTGGTGTCAAGGAAAATGGATGCCTGGACAACTCTATCACTACATTAATGTTTCTAAAATCTTAATGAATAAAAAGAATTCTAAAACTAAATCAGTTGGAAGACCTTTTTTGAGAGACATTGAATGGGAGAAAGCTTATGTTTTAATGGAAGCTAGGGGTTTTTCTGGATTTAAAAATGATTCAGAATACACTTGTAATAATTCAGTAAAAGAATTAGAACAAATAGTTAGCTTAGAAGAAAAAGAAAGAAAAATAAATGAGTATTGGAGATTTGGATTACTAAGTAGCAATTGCTTTGTGATTAAAAACAAAAAGAAAATACTTAAAAGGTACGTAAGCCCAAGGTTTTATTTAAGAAAGATTCATTTAAAGAATTTAGGTAAACCACTTTTTGAAAACAATGCCTGGAATGTAATGGACATTGAAGCTAGACGTATGGGTAAATCGTATTGGGGAGCTAATGGTATTATTATTCCTAACTTTTTATACGATGGTGCTACTGATTATGATGAATTTATTAAAGCAAGAGATCAAGGTGAGCCATTGTCTTCAGAAACTCTTGTTGGAGCAATCGATTCTAAATACACAAAAGATTTACTTTCTAAAGTACAATTAGGTTTAGATAATTTAGGTGGTGAGTTTGAATTTGATGGAGAAAAAGAACCTTCTCCATTATCTAAATTATACAAAGGTACTTTTAATAAATCAGGAGATTACATAGAGGCAGCTTACGGAGAAAAGACAGATTCTGGTTGGGTAACTAGAGGTTCTCGTTCTAAAATACATAACAGAACTTTTGCTAACAATCCATTAGCAGGTAACGGAACAGGACCAAACATCGTTTGTTTTGAAGAGGTAGGATTTTTTGCTAACTTAATAGATTCTTTAGGATCTATGAAAGATGCTACTTATGACGGTACTTTTAAGTTTGGTACTATTTACATGTTTGGTACAGGTGGAGACATGGAAGGTGGATCATCTGAACAAGCAAGGGAAGTGTTTTATAATCCAGCATCTTATGATTGTTTAAGCTTTAATGACATTTGGGAAGAATCAGGTTCGATAGGATTCTTTGTTCCTTACATTTATAGATTAGAAAGATTTAGAGATGAACAAGGAATAATAGATCAAGAGGCTGCAACTAAATGGAGTGAAGAAAAAAGAGAAGCATTAAAGACAGGAGAATCAAAAAGAGCATTAGAAAAAGAACAAGAAAACAATCCATTAGTAACATCTGAAGCTTTTTTGGTAAAAGGAGCAAACATGTTTCCTACTACACAATTAAAAGAGCATCTTAATTGGTTAAAAATGCAATACAAATTAGGTAAAATTAATTGTGAAAATGGAGAGTTAGAATACGTATTAGACAAAGACGGAAATAGTGATTTAAAATGGATTCCAGATTTAGACAATAAGCTAACACCTTGTAAAACTAAAATGACTTCTGCTGATGATACTACAGGTTGTATTCAGATTTTTGAACACCCAATAAAAGATAAGGGAGTTGTACCTTCAGGTTTGTATCTTGCAGGAAATGACCCTTATGATCAAGATAAAGCTGAAACATCAACTTCATTAGGATCTACTTTTATTTACAAAACGTTTTACAATGACATAGGAGTTTCTCATGAAATAGTTGCAGAATACACAGCTAGACCAGAAAGAGCTAAAATACATCATGAAAATGTTAGAAAATTACTGTTGTATTATGACGCTAGAATGCTTTATGAAAATGAAAAGATAACAATTAAAATACATTTTGACCAAAAGTTTTCTACTTATTTATTATGTAAAAAACCTAGTGCAATAAAGTCAGCAGAAGAAAGTAAAGTAGATAGAGAGTACGGAATACACATGTCAACACCAATTAAAAAAGATTGTGAAATTCTTTTAAATGATTGGTTAAGAGAAGAGTATGAGCCAGGAAAATTAAATCTTTTTAAATTAAAAAGTATTCCTTTGGTTGAAGAGTTGATTCATTACAATGATGTTGGTAACTTTGATAGAGTTATTTCTATAATGTTAACGATACTAAACAAAACACAACATTATTTTATTACACCTGAAAAAGTTAAATCAGCTTCTGAAATTACAGACACCTTTTTTGAAACAATGAGTGGAGGAGGGTTTTATCAAAATTAATTATTATGAATAACATGCAAAACAATGGCTTTCAATCTACTATGCCATCTCAAAAAGTTTCTCTTTCTAAAAAGACAAAAAAATGGAGAGAACAATGTGTTGAAGCAATTGCTTCTATGGGTGATAATGGTGGAACTAATGAAAGATCTTCTTTTAGAAGAAAACAAGCAAATTACGATTTAGTAAACTCAATACTTAATGAAGATGATTTTAAGTACGTAACTAATGAGTATAATTTTAAGGGAAAAACTGCTAGACAACCTTCTAGGTTAAGAAACTACAATTTAATTTATCCCAAAATTGCTTTAATGAAAGGAGAAGAAATGAATCGTCCTTTCAACTGGTCAGCTATGTCTGTTAATGGTGGTGCTGTTTCTGCTAAAGAAGAAATGGAAAAAAAAGTACTTCATCAAATAGCTTCAAAACAAATAGCTGAAAGAATACAAAAAGAGCTGAAAACTGAAGATCCTGTAAAAGACATGCCTCAAACATTTGAAGAAATGGAGGAATGGAAAATGTATAAGAATCAAGATGTTAGAGAAGTTTGGGCTAATCGAATACTTCAATACATTTTTAAAAGTGATAACTTAGACATTAAGTTTCAAGAAGGTTGGGAGCATGGTTTAATTTCTTCAGAAGAAATTTATTACGTAGGAATAGTAAATAAAGAAGTTGTAGTAAGAGTAGTTAATCCTTTATACTGTGATTTCGATAGAAACGTAAATAACAAAAACATAGAAGACGGAGATTGGTTTAAAGAAGATTGTACAATGACTATTGGACAAATAATGGACAGACATGGTTCTTCTTTGACTGATGCTCAAGTTAAAAAGTTAGACGAGGGAGATTTAAGAAAGTCTATTTCTAACACTATGTTTCCAGGATTTGGTTATACAGAAAAAGACATTCAAGAGTACGAAAGAGGAGGAAAATCAGACAGATCAAGATCAAGCACTAATCATTATTTAGTAAGTTACGTTTCTTGGAAGTCTATGAAAAAGATAGGATTTCTTAGTGATTTTATTGAAGGAATTGAAGATTTAATCGTTGATGAAGGGTTCTCTTTAACACCAGAAATGAAAGAAAAAGGAGTTACTCTTGAATGGAAATGGATTCCTGAAGTATGGGAAGGAGTAAAGATTGCTGATGATTTTTACATAGACATCAAGCCTAGACCTAATCAAATTAGATCAATGGACAATCCTTATAAGGTTAAATTACCTTATTATGGTAGTGTTTATAATTGCACAAATACAGAACAAACTTCTATTGTTGATTTATTAAAGCCTCATCAATACTTATACAACATCATTTGGTTTAGATTAGAATCTGAAATAGCTAAAGCAAAAGGTAAAAAAATGATAATGGACATTGCTCAAATACCAAAGTCTCAAGGAATTGATTTAGAGAAATGGATTTACATGTTTGATAATGTTGGTATTGGGTTTATCAATTCTTTTGAAGAAGGTACAGGTAAATTAGGTCAAGGTAAGACAGCTAACTTTAATCAATTTACTACTGCTGACATGACGCTTTCTCAATCAATTGGTCAATACATTGGTATTTTAGAGAAAATAGAAAGAGTAGTTGATAAAATCATTGGTATTTCGCCACAAAGAGAAGGAGCTATTTCTTCTTCAGAAACTGCTCAAGGAGTTGAAAGAAGTGTTACACAATCTTCTCACATTACTGAACCTTGGTTTTATGTTCATGATGAGATAAAGAAAAAAGTATTACAAGCTTGTATTGAATGCTCTAAATTTGCTTACAATAAATCGAAAAAGATACATTACATTACTGATGATTTAGAAAGAATTTCTACTGAAATAGATACTGAAATGTTTGCTGATTCTGATTATGGTGTATTTGTTTCTAACTCAACTAAAGAAGCTAAAGTATTCCAAAAATTAGAAATGTTATCTAGTCAAGCTTTGTCATCTGGTGCAGCTACATTAAACGATGTAATTAAAATGTTTAATGCAACTAGTGTCGCTGAGCTTTCTAAAGAAATTAGAGTATCTGAAAACAAGAAAGATCAAAAAGAACAACAATCACAACAACAACAAATTCAATCAGCTGAAGCACAACAACAAAAACAACTTGAATTCGAATTTGCTAAAATGGATCATGAGTCTATGGAAAATGAAAAAGATAGACAAAACAAAATTGATCTTGAAATGATCAAAAAACAAGAAGGTCCAGTTGGTAATGTTCCTACTGATTTAGAAATAGGTAAGCAAGGATTGGAAGAAGCTAAAGCTATAGAACAGTTTGATAACGATAAACAAAGGTTAAACATAGAAACTGAAAAAGCTAGAAACGAACAGTCTAATAAAGAAAGGGAATTTGCTTTGAAAGAAAAGGA